ATAAACCATTCAGGTATCCTTGGGCAGTAGAGTTGACCAAGAGACATGAACAAGCACATTGGATTGAGGATGAGATTGACCTCTCTGATGATGTGGCCGATTGGAAGAATGGTAAATTATCCGATGCCGAAAAAGATTATATCATTCAGGTCCTAAGATTATTTACGCAGTCCGATGTGGCAGTGGGACAGAACTATTATGATTTTTTCATTCCAAAACTCAAGAACAACGAGATTAGAAACATGCTTGGTTCTTTTGCTTCACGGGAGGGTATCCATCAAAGAGCCTATGCACTTCTGAATGACACACTTGGACTTCCGGAATCTGAGTTCCATTCCTTTCTAGAATACAAAGAGATGGCAAATAAAGTAGAGTTCATGAGGGACAATGACAACTCGAATTATTCCAATCTGGCATTGGCAGTTGCTAAGTCGGTGTTCTCTGAGGGCATATCATTGTTTGCTTCATTTGTTATGCTCCTGAACTTTCAGAGGTTTGGTAAGATGAAAGGAATGTGCAAGGTCGTAGAGTGGAGCATTCGTGATGAGACGATGCATGTAGATGGTATGACACAGATATTTCGTGGGTTCTGCGAAGAGCACCCAAGAGTAGTGACCGATGACTTCAAGAAAGAAATATATTCTATGCTAAGAAAGGTGGTAAGGCTGGAAGACAAGTTTATTGACCTTGCATATAATGGTTACGATGATCTAGTTGAGCTAAGTAAAGATGATGTGAAGCTATATATTCGTCATATCGCAGATCGCAGACTTCTGCAACTGGGATTGAAACCCAATTTTAAGGTCAAGGATAATCCACTCCCATGGCTAGATTGGGTTCTCAATGCACCTGACCATACAAATTTCTTTGAGAATCGTGTAACTGAATACGAAGTTGGTGGACTCAAGGGATCGTGGGGACAAGTTTATGAATAATATGTATGAACCAATAGAATTGGATCTACATTGTAATGACTGTAATATAGAATATGGAGTGATTTTTCCTGAAGTATATGAAGAGAATAATGTGGTGCCAACATATTGCCCATTTTGTTCGGGAAAAGTAGACACATCTATAGAGGAACTGTATGACGAGGAAATAGAGGAATGAATATGATGCAAAGGACACTATTGTGGATGGCACTGTTTTTGTTGATTCTAATGGTGGTGTCGCCAGATGGTTCTAATTTACCAACCAAACCTTATTCAGAGTTTATTTCCATGGTAACTGAGTCTAATATAGACTTAGTAGAGATATCTGGGAGGGATGTAAAGGTAAAGACCATTGATGGACAAATGTTTTCTACATACAATCCTGGCGATCCACATTTAATAGATGACCTTCTGCAATATAATGTAACAGTTATCACCAAACCGCCAGAGCAACCATCTGTGGTAAAGGAATTCTTTATGTCATGGGGACCTATAATATTGTTCATAGGTGTTTGGGTATGGTTCATGCGCCGACAACAAGGTATGGGCGGAATGAAAAGTATGGGTGATAATAAGGCAAAGTTATTGGAGGAAAAAGAAGTAAAGACTACCTTTGCCGATGTTGCTGGGTGTGACGAGGCAAAAGAAGAAGTGGTTGAGATGGTAGATTTTCTCAAAGACCCCAGTAAGTATGAGAAGGTAGGCGGTAAAATACCAAGAGGTGCATTATTGGTGGGACCGCCAGGCACGGGTAAAACATTACTTGCCCGTGCTATTGCAGGTGAAGCAAAGGTGCCATTCTATAGTGTTTCTGGTTCTGACTTTGTAGAGATGTTTGTAGGTGTAGGTGCCTCAAGGGTCCGTGATATGTTCAAGAAAGCAAAGGAGAATTCTCCATGTATTGTTTTCATCGACGAGATTGATGCAGTAGGTCGCCAGAGAGGTGGTGGACATGGTGGCGGTAATGATGAGAGAGAGCAAACCCTGAACCAGTTGCTAGTTGAGATGGACGGGTTCGAGGAGAACGAAGGTATTATCATAATAGCTGCCACGAATAGAGCAGATGTTCTGGACAAAGCACTCCTGAGACCTGGACGTTTTGATAGGGAAATACATGTGTCATTACCAGATATAAAGGGTCGTGAGCAAATACTTGATGTTCACATAAGAGATGTTCCCACAGAGGATGATGTGGAACTAAAGTATATTGCCCGGAGTACTCCTGGGTTTTCTGGTGCTGAACTTGCGAATATAATCAATGAAGCAGCTTTAATGGCAGCCCGTGAAGATAAATCCAAGGTAGGAATGGAGGAGTTAGAGAAGGCAAAAGATAAGTCAATCATGGGTGTTGAGAGGCATACAATGCTGATGAGTGAGGACGAAAAGCGTATGACGGCATACCACGAGGCAGGGCACTGTATTGTAGGACGTTTAGTCCCAGAACATGACCCAGTATACAAAGTATCCATTATGCCCCGTGGTAGAGCATTAGGTGTGACGATGTTTTTGCCAGAGAAGGATGTGCACTCTGCCAGTAAGCAGAAATTGGAATCTCAGTTGTCATCATTATATGGTGGTCGTATCGCAGAGGAACTGATATATGGTGACGAGAAGGTGACCACAGGTGCCTCTAATGACATCGAGAGAGCAACAGAGTTGGCAACAAATATGGTAACGCAGTGGGGATTGTCTAAGAAGATGGGCCCCCTTGATTATTCTAATTCTGGACCTAGCAATCCGTTTTCCTTATCAGGAAATGATGGTTCTGGTTCTAGCAATACTGTGTCAGAGGATGTATCAAAACAGATCGATGATGAGATTCGTGAGTTGATTGAGAGGAACTATAACCGTGCACTGAATATCCTGAACGAAAATATGGCAATTCTTCATACAATGACGAATGCCTTGATGAGATATGAAACCATAGATAAGGACCAGATCGATACATTGATGGCTGGAAATGTAGTTTAATGCAATGGATATATAAAGGTGAAGTCTATAATCCAGAGGAAATCGATAGGAAGGAAGTCTATGGGTTCGTGTATCAAATCGAGTGCATGGAGACAGGAAGGAAATATATTGGAAAGAAATTCTTCTGGGCCAGGAAGACACGGCAAGTAAAACTAAAGAAAAAGAAATATCTTGGTGAGTCTGATTGGAGAAACTACTGGGGGTCATCTGAAAGATTACAGGAAGAGATAAACAAGAACAAGGATGGATTTACTAGAACGATATTGAGGTTGTGTAAGACGAAATCTGAGTGTGCATATTACGAGGCAAAATACCAGTTCGAGTGTGATTGTCTTTTGAGAGAAGATTATTTCAATGATTGGATTGCTGTTAAGGTAACAAGAAGACATCTGAAGAAATAGCTTGCTTTTTTAATGGAAATGCTGTATAATGGGAGTTATAAATGAAACATTTATATGAGATTTTAGAGGAAGCTGGTAAATTGAAATCCACGAAAGCAAAGGGTGCTTTTCTTTTGAAGAATGATTGCTTGGCACTTAGGGATATTTTGAAGGGGTCATATGATGACAAGATTACATTTTTCTTATTGCCCAATGGCATTCCTCCATACAAGGAGAATGAAAATCCTACAGAGACCTTGATGGATAAAACAAATGTTTTCAAATATTTCGTGGATGGTGGTCCTGGTAAGGAAGTTCCTGGTCCAAGACGAGAAAAAATGTTTATTGATTTGTTAGAGTCAATTCATCCGAGGGATGCTGAGTTGGTCATCTGGATGAAGAACAAAACTCTTCAGAAAAAATTCAATGGAGTGACAAAGAATTTGTGCATTAAAACTTGGGATGGTCTTATAGATCAATAGAAATGTTAATATCTGATTACAAGGATACATTCGACTCTCTTCTTCAGACGGAGACAACTGCTATATACAGTTACCTGATATCTTTGGGAAGGAAGTTACAGGATGATCCATTATCAGAAGTAAGACGAGTGCCAGCAAATCAAGTGACTTATTGCCAATATCAATTATATGTTGACTATGAGGATGGAAGGTTTAAGGCATGGTCTGATGCTTTAATAGCATCTGGGTATGCATATATGCTATTAGATATTTTCAATTCTAGAGATGGTGATGGAGTGATCGACCCAAAGGAGTTTGAAGAACTGGGAGTAGGTAATATTCTTTCTTTGCCTCGACAGGGTGGTTTTTTTCAAATGTTAGATATGATGAATTATAGATTATAATATGCCAACATACACTTTTAAAAATGTAAAGACAGAAGAAGTTTTTGATAAATTCGTGAGTATATCAGAAATGGAGAGGATGGTTGAGTCTGGAGAGGTCGTGCAGATTATAGGATCACCGTTAATTGTTGATGGTGTGGGGGAACTCCATGGTAAAATAGATGATGGGTTTAAAGAAGTATTACAAAAAATTGCATCAGGACGGGGCAAAAATCACAAAATGAATATTTAATTATGAAAAAATTTAAACACTTGAATATCGGATTAGGTTATGATGATCTTTCTACATCATACACCGCCAGTGGCAGACAATACGAGGCACCGAATGGAACGCTATATCCATCAGTGACCACCGTCTTGTCAATGCTTTCCAGAGAATCTATAGCGAAATGGAGGAAAGAAGTCGGAAAAGAAACAGCAGATAGAATATCTTATCGTGCGTCCCAGAGAGGGACAGCAGTGCATGAGATTATCGAAAAGTATA